GTTTAAGAGGGTGAAGGATAAACCTTTGCGCAAGAAGCTAATCAAAGATTGCGACGATCTGTTTCGCGCCATTATCCGCCTTAGAGACAAAATGACCTGCCAGAGAACAGGAAGACAAGGCGATAAATACAAGTTTGATGTGGCTCATTATATCACAAGAGGGAATTTGAGGGTGCGCTGGGACGAAGCCAATGCTTGTTTAATGCAAAAAGGTCTTCATAGATTTTGGGCTCATTCTCGGATAGAGGAATTTAGAGATTGGTGGATTTCTCGCATAGGACAGGAACGATTTGACATGATGAAACTTCGCGCAAGAGTAAGAGGAACTATATACACAAGTGATTTAGAAACAATCAAATTTGGACTTCAACTAAGGCTTGAGGAATTATGCGCCTCGCAACCAAAATAATCTTATCACTTATTCTAGCTTACCTGTCTTTATTTGCGGTGAGCGTGTTTATGATTAGGAGGAGATGATGTTATTAGGTAAAGCATTTGACTGGTTGGCGACAGAAGATAACTGTATGGAGGGGGTATGAAGATTTGGGTAGTTGGAATAAGTGATTGTGAGTCAAATTCAACGGTTGCTATATGCTCTACAAAAGAAATAGCCAAGCGAGAACTTTTTAAGGTAAGAGATAGCCTTGTAAAAGAATGGCAAGAGCAACATGAATTTTGGCAAAAAGAAAATAGGAAGTTTTCAGAAGATATGTATTTAGATATGATAAAGCATTTACAAGGAGATGACTATGGGGCATGGGAAAACTACCCACATGATTGCCCATATTTATGTGAAACAGAACTTATAGAGGAGTAGGAGGAATTATGATAAAACTTATTGACTATTTTAAATCAGTAGGGGTGGAGTTGCCGAAGAAGAAAGAAAACTTAAAGGAAAACCCATTAAAAAAGATAGGGTTTAATTTATGTAAAGACATTTATGATAACCTAGAAGTCCCAGAGCCATTGGAGAGGTTGGATGAGGATAAATTGGTAGATTTGATATGCGATAAGCTTCCATTAGAAAGCCTTGATGATTGTGATAATTCAAGAACATTAGCCCACGCTATTTGCCAGAAATTCGGCAAGGTGAAAATAGATGAGGCGAAGATAGTAGAAACAATAAAGTGCCATGAGAATACTAGATTTTCAATAGATGACAAGGAAGCCTTAGCCAAATCAATCGTTAAGGCATTGGAGGAGAGATGAAAGATAAGCGAGAGAGAACAGAAAAAGAATTAGAATTAAAGATAGCAAAACTAAAAGGTGCTGTTTTAACCTTAAGCGGAGTTGTATGCGATTTAATAAGTTCTGCAAATAACTATACCCAAAAAAGAAAAGAAGATATGCAGAAATTTATTAAAGAAATTGGAGAATGACTATGAAATCCAAGCGAGAGGAAAGAAGGAAGATATTAAAGAAAGTGTTAATAGAGTTTTGGAAAGATAGTGGTAAGGAATGGTGCGGTCAATATATGAATAATTACGAATGGAAAGAACACGAAGGATTTAAACTTTGCCTCGAAGAAAAAAGCGACCTCGCCCTCTCCGACTTAGCCGCCCTTGATAGCCCTATTAAAGATATAAAGTTTGTAAAACCAAAGAAATGTGCTATTTTACCAGAAGCTAAATTTGATAGAGACAAATTAGAAGCAGAATTATTTAGATTAGAGCAAAAGCTTAACATACCCTATAAAGATAGATTTTATAACAAGAAAAATAGCCCTATTGAAGATAAGGAGAAGTGATGAGATGATGTTTAGACAAAGTCATATAGCAACAGGAAGGGTTAATAGCTCATTATATTATAGAACATTATGCGGAAGAGTAGTAAATATATGGGGAATAGTGGGCGAAATTCCTTGGTGGTGTATGTGTAAGGTTTGTAGAAAAAAACATAAGGAGACCTCCCAATGATAGATAAAAAGGTGCGAGAGGACATAAACACAATAAAAGATTTAATATCAAGCTCTATCGGAATACAAGCATACCAAATTCAAGCTCTATTAAATATCATCTCCATAGCAGAAGGCACTACCTATACGAAAGTATCTGAAATCGAGGAGTTTCCGAAGAAGAAAGAGCCTGTGCCTTGCGTTATATGTAATAATCGAGGTTGCCCAGACTGTTTTAGTGATAATGATAGGGCCTACAACCAAGCCCTCAAAGAAATAGGCAATCTCTCCCTCACTCTACCAAAAGATGAGCTGGATAGGGATAAGTTGAGATATATTTTAAATGAAAGAAATCCATTAGGAATAAGACTTAACGAACAAGGAGCAGAACCCATTATAGAAGCCCTCTGCCAAGCATACAAACAAGGCTTACTAAAAAAGGAGTGAGGAATGAAGAAGAAAAAGAGTTTAGTTGGATGGATGTATCAAGCAGGAAAAAATTCATCTCTATGTGGATATGACAATTTAACATTTTCTAACGTTAAAATGCCTCCAGATAAAGACCCAGAAGATTATGGAATGAGGTTTCCTATTTTGTGGAAAACGAAAGTTGAAGGATTTAAAAAAGTCCGCATAACAATAGAAGAAATATAAGGAGGGTCTTATGAACGAGTGGAAAGAGGCGAGGGAAGGATTGAATAATTTATTAAAGACTATGCCACCGACTAATTTTATGGCAAAGGCTGTATCTACCGCCCTCAAAGCACTGGATATAGCCGAGAAGATGACGCACTCCGCACAGTTTAGGCGAGTAGAGTTATTACAAGCCGACCTCGCCCAAAAAGAAAAGAGGATAGAGGAACTCACTCAAAAAATAAGAGATTTAGAAGAACACATGAAACTTGTTTGTCGCCATGACGGAGAAGAGAAAAATGGTATATGTTTAGAGTGTGGAGATAATGTCTAACCAAACTAAAGGGGAGGTAGTGATGAGTATTAAATGTTTAACAATATTCGTTAATCAGTTTACGGAAGCCTTTTTTGAATTATTTAATGACAAACCTGCGGAAAATGTTAAAACAGGAGAAAAAATAAGAATGCAGAAAAAGCAATATGTAACTAACTATGAGTCTGAAAAGTTTACTATAACTATTGAACGAGGGGATACATTGAACGCCTAAACCACAAAGGGGTGAGAGGAGAACCTATGAGTGAGTTAATGGATAAGTTAGACACTTGGTATTCAGTTTACCTATGCGATTATGGCTGGACAGATAAAGTCAAGAAAGAGTTAATCTCTCGCATCAGGGAACTCGTGCCGAAAGAAAAGAAATGTATATGTAGTAAAGAAAATCTATGGAAATGTGATTGTGGGGCAAACCCTTACAACCAATGCAGAGCCGATATGCTAAAAAGACTGGAGGAGTCAAGTATGATACACCAACTTAATAAAAAAGGTCAATGTCCAGTATGCAAAATAAAGCCTTTGGTCTATAAACGAAATAGCAAATACTTTTGTCATAGATGTGATAGGGCATATGAATTAAGTTCAGGAATACAAATTGAAAATTGGGCATATGAAATTGATTATGTAGAAAAAACAGAAAGAAGAACACGAAAGATTTAGTTGACTTCCATAAGGAGATAAAATGAAAGAACCTAGAACATATAAAGAAATACTTAAAGAACTACTAAATAAACTAGGCTTTGAATGGATGAAATTCTGGTATTGGAGAAGTTATAAAAGATATGGGAAGTTTTAAGGAGGGGTGATGAAACTATTATTAGCGATACTCTTGATTATTACGATCTGCGGTTGCGGAGAAAAAGTCTTACAACTAGAGCCAGTAAGCCTAAAGACAGAAGAAGAAATCGAAGCAATGGTGGATAAATTTATGGGGAGGGAAGATGCGAAAGATATTATTAGGGATTATCGTGCTCAATTTGATGGTAAACTGTAGTCTAGTATATGCGGAGCCAGACGAGTTTGTATTAACCCAGAAGAAGTCAGATGATAAGAGCTTTCTTGAAGTCTTCACGGAAGAGGAACAATGTATCATCCTTTCATTTGAACATCAACTTGATATATTTGGATTCTATTACAAGTATCACCATAGAGCCATGGTGGAAACCGCAGGAGACATAGAACTCTGGGACGTGGCTTCATTATACTGGAACTCTAGCGCAAAGACTTTAGATGGGTTTTTAGAATACATAGTTGCGCCCTCAAGAAAATTTACAACTAATATAGAATATAATGAAGAAGCCTTTAAAGACAAAGTTTGGAAAGATTATGAGTTTGTAAAAAAGACTAGAATTAAAGAGAGAGAAAAAGAACTTAAGAAAGAGCTTGAACGCCAAAAAGATGATGAATTTTTTAATTTTGTATATAAAATCTATACAGAATTGATGAATAGCTCAAAAGGTCGAGAATATTTTAAAAGAATAAAGGGGAAACTTGATGATTAAAAGAAGCTCAATTTATATATTTATATTTTGTTCGGTCTTTCTTAATTTTCTGGCAATGATAGGTATATTCTGGTTTGTAAGGTATGTCTATTATCTAAACACGCAAAATATGGACAAAGAAGCGACTATGATAGCGAATGCTATTGATAGATTGGCTATGCTCCCTTGGCCCGCCTATATAGCTATAGGCATGGCATTAGGTATGATATTTATGATAGCGTGGTCGATATGGGATAATGAATTATTCAAAAGGAGGTAGATATGGAAAAATACATTGTAGGAGAATTACTAAAGCAGGGAGATGCGTGTATCATATTAGATGGAGTGGTGCATAAGCTAGAGACTGAATGGTGTAAGTGTCCACCAAAATATAAAGATTGCGTTGGAGAGAAGAAAGTTTGTTATAACTGTGAATTACCCATAAAGCCCCAAGGTAGCATATTTGGTGGAGCAGTTGTAGGATTAGGAGCAAAGCCCAAGAGAGAGTTGCCAGAGAAGATGGAAGTAATCAATGAGGATGATGTTGTATATAGAGTGTTGGCTAAAAAATATAATGAGATAATAGAATATCTGAAATGACTCTTGTAAAGACAACAGAAAGAAAGATAAAACGCCCTTGCATGAAATGTCAGAAAAATATGACGACTACTGAAACAAGCATTTTCCGTGAGGGAAAGTTAATTCGCAGGAAAATAGGTAAGAGAATATGTAAAGTCTGTATTACAATAAATAGAAAACTATAACCCTACCGAAAGATTTTTCTTGAATTAGAATTTATTGGTTGTATACTTGAAGTATATATGTTTCGCTTTAACTTAGTGCCAGAATATAATAAGGGCAAATCTCCTGATAGGTTAATAATAGATTTTGAAACACGCAGGGGAGAGTTCTCAATAAACTGGGATATAAACTTTGAGAGATACCTAGAGAAAATAGAAGCGATGAAAAAAGCAGGAACCTATCAAGTAAGAAACTTCCTAGAAGACTACCATAAAGACGTAAAGACTCTCCGCAAGCACATGAAGAAAAGGATCACAGGCAAATGACACTCACAGAGATAAGAGATGATTTATTAAAGACTAGTGAATATAAAAACAAACCAGAGGAACTTGCTTATGCAAATGGAGTTATGGACTTATTTAATATACTCAAGAAACACACCTCTCCTACTATGGCTAAGGTCAAGAAGTAAGCTCTAATAGGCTATAATGAGGGGTTTTTTAACGTAAACACAGGAAAATAGGGGATTTAGGGCAAAAAAGAGTAGAAAATAACAAAATTGAAATAACTATTACAAAACAATGGCAAATCCAGAATGGGTAAAAGGTAAGTCAGGTAATCCAGCAGGTAGACCAAAAGGTTCTTATGCCATACATACCCAATTAGAGAAAGCTATAGAGGGAGTTGGAAAAGATAAGAAAATTGATATATATAAACATTTTGTAGAAAGAGCTTATGATAATGATACAGTATTGGTTGCTTTATTAAGAAAACTTGTTCCCGATAGACAGTATTCAGAAGGCGATGCGGAAAGGATAATAAACATAGTATATGCTTACAGAGAAAAATCTAACGATAACACCTTACGGGGTGGACAAGGAAGGCTTGCCAAACAAATCTCGCCCAACTCAACAAAAGATACTTGATTGGGTTGATTCTGTCAGGCAAGGTAAGAAATCAAAATCAGAGGGTATTCCTGTTCTTTATATTCAAGGTGGTGTAGGTTGTGGAAAGACAAGAGGGTTTTTAGCCCCAGTATTAGAAATGCTGATTGAGATACCAGGAGTCAAGATGTTGTGGGGAAGGCTTAATTACAACGATTTAGTAAAGTCAGCCAAAGATACATTCCTTGAAGTCCTGCCTGCTGAGTTAATAGCCAATAAGAATGAAGCGTATCACTGGTATGACATAGCCCAGAATGGAAAGACATCAGGTAGAATATACTTTGATGGCTTACAAGACCCAGCAAGTTTAGGTTCACAAGAGTTTGCGGTCATAGTAATAACAGAAGTCCATCAGATAGCATATAATATTTTTATAACAGCCAAACAGCGTTGTCGTCAGGCTCATATGCCAGTAATGATATTGATGGAAGGCAACCCACCCAACGAAGACCACTGGTTAATCAAATGCACAAATCCAAATGACTCAATGTATGACCCAGACATAGAGAAATGGGAAGTCTCAACCTATGAGAATTGGGATGCCTTATCACTTGCCTATCGTAACAGTTTAGAACGAATGCCTGAAAGTTGGAAAAAGAAGTATTTATACGGCAAGACTGGTTTTACCCCAGACGGAACACCATTTTATTCAGGATTTAAAGAGTCTCTTCATAAGAAGAATTTAGACTATATTCCTTCTCGTCCACTAATAAGAGTCTGGGATTATGGTTTCCACCATCCTGCGTGCTCATTCCATCAAATCGATGCGAAGGGAAGATGGTTAATACTTAGGGAGGTAATGGGCACCGACATTACAATCCTAAAGTTTGGAGATTATATAAAGACTATGTGCAAGGAATGGTATCCTGACGCTCAGTGGGTTGATTACGGTGATCCCGCAGGTCAACAGAAGACAGACAAGTCTGAGAAGACCTCTGTTGAGATACTGGCCTCAATGGGTATTTTCGTAACCTCGAAACAATCCACATACAGGGAAAGGAAAGAAATCATTGAGCGGAAACTTTCCACCCTAATAGACGGGTTACCTTCTTTGCTGGTGGACGAGAACTGTAAGATTATTATAGATGGTTTCTTAGGCGGTTATCACTATCCTGTCCATAAACCAGGTAAAGGATATAATCCGCATATAATGGAGATACCTTATCCCGACGGGTTTTACGAGCATTTGTGTAATACCGCGGAATACTTCGCAGTAAATATGTTTGAAGGCGCAGAAAGCAATGAGCCAGATTTACCGCCATTGATAAAAGTCGTCGGCGAGCATAAGGATATTCAAGTGGACTTTTTAGAAGAAGACATGACCCCTGCTGATAGATACAAACAGTTAATAAGGCAACCTTAAACGAAAGGAGCATTATGATACAATATTTTTGCGACCTCTGTGGAAGAGAAATACTGTCAAATCAAACCAGATATGGTCTTTCAATGGTAGACATAGATAAAGAGAAACCAGCTATGAGTCCACTTGAGATATGTCCTTTTTGCAAGGTGATGATTGAAAAGCAAATAAGTGATTGGAGGTCAAAATGAATGGCAACGGCAAAGACATAATAAACAAGAAAGAAGATAGTAAAATCTCTCTTGTAATAACTATGGAAAAGGACAAGGGTATTTTAGTAGAAGGCCCAGGGAATGGCGAGTTCTACGATGAGGCCCTATGTTTTCACTTAATGCGTAAAGGCGGGCAATTCATAGACCATCATAATGCTATGGCCTCAAAGTCAAAGATTATAAAGCCAGGGTTGGGTGGAAGGATAAAAGGGGCGTTTGGTGGAAAAGGTTAAGAGTAACGAACAAATAACACCAATGCGTAAAGACTTCCCTCACCTAAAGGATGATAAGACTGCGGCTGAGAAGTTTGCGGATAAATATAAGAAGCGGAAGGGAAGGATGAAATGAGTAAGCGGATTAGAAAGATTTATAAGAAAGCAGGAGTCAAGGCACCTAATGGCAAAGGAATACATACTGAGAAATTTCATAGTATGGCAGTTGCTATCAAGAGGGACAATCCAAGCTATCCTATGTCAAGATGTTATCAAATAGCAATGGGGCAATTAGGGCCAAGTAAAGCAGTAAAGAAATCGCATCGTAGAACCTCGCATTATAGGACAGGCTGATATGGAATTTAAAGCAGAGTGGCCTAAGAACAAAAGTGTAAGAAAAACCTGTATGAAAGAATGGAAAGATTATTTAAAAGCTTCGATTAAATTGCCTGAATTTCCAAAGAAGATTTATAGGACAAGTTGATGGATTATATATATGATTGGACAAAAGATTTGGAGTTTAGGTTTAACGGACACAAAGAATTACATACTCTAAAAGATGATAAATTTCATGGTAGTTTGACAGTTAACTTTTCGGACGGCGTGCCTATGAACTGCAATCTTAATAAGCACATGCGTCCTAAATATAGAGATATGTCAACCTTAACAGAAGGAGGTAAAAATGTTTAGTTTTGTGAGAGACAAAGAGTACAGGGCATTGCAGAGTAGTGTAGAAGTGTTAGTAAAAGAGAAGCAGACTTTAAAGACAGAGTTAGAAGAATTGAAACTGAAAAAGCGTCTTGAGCAGGAAGAAATAAAGCATATGACTAAGATTAATGAGGAACGGAAGGATGCAGAGGTTGAAAAAACGAAGATAGAGCTTGAAAAGAAACACAATGAGCGTATAAACAAATTTAGGGAAGAGCAGACTGCGGCGTTATTGCAGTTGACCAAAGAATTACACGGTAAACTTGAAGGAAGATTTAATGTGGAATTAGGCAATTTGAAGGAAATCTATCAGGCTCTAATGGCAAGGCTTCCTAATGTGAATCTGACACTGGAGAAACGGTTGAAATAATGGGAACAAGTGATATGATAAGACAACAACAAGAGGCGTTACTAGGACAATATGCGCAAAGACAAGCTCAACAGGCAAGTCGGGCAAGTGCGTTAGGGGGTATTTTAGGTGGCACTTCAACAGACACAGCTGATATAGAACAATCTTTGCAACAATATGTTCCATTGTATCCCTCTCCACTGCCAACACCACGACATAGACTGATTAAGTTTTTCAGGATAAACGAAAAGGTAGAGCTATCAGAAGGAGAAATGATAAAAGAGCCACTTGATGAGTTACGTATCAAAGTGGCTAAGTGGTTAAATAACTAAATAAGCTCAATCGAAACAATCGAAGGGCATTATCGCAAGATTTCAGGTCTTGTTTGATAGTGCCCTTTTTTTATGAGGTAAAAATGGCTAATAAACATTACAAGACAGATTACCCGAAAGACACAAAACCAGAGAGTAAACTTCATCCCTGTGTAAAATTCATAAACACGAATTGGGATGCTTGGGATTCTCACTGGTCAGGGAAGCTCTCAGAGCTTGAGGGATATTATGAGCAATGGTTAGGAAAGGCCCCGACAAGAGGAGAGACTTGGCAGGCAAACTTCAATAAGAAACTCACTTGGCAGGCGGAGAAGACTTTAGTAGCTCGTTTTCATTCCGCGTTATTTCCCACTTCTTCCCCAATAGACTCTGATGGTACCGAGCCAGTAGATGAATTACAGGCAATATTAGCTAAGTCAATCGTAAGCCACTGGTTCAAGATAGGCAAATTCTCAAGGGAGTTCTTAGCTGCTATGAAGTCAGCCGCTATTTATGGTACAGGTTGTTTTGAGGATGACTGGTATCAAAGGGTAGAGCTGAAGCCAGAGTTCTCAGAGGTGGAAGAAGACGACTTAAGACCTATGGTGGACAGTGAAAGTAACGCCGTAACCGATGACAAGGGAAACGTTAAAACTTACAAAGTCGGGACTAAGAAGGTAATGCGGGAAGTGGAACGGTATAAAATAGTAGAAGACCGCTACCGTGTTAAAAAAGCTAACATATTCGCTTGGAGAATACATCCTGATAAATTAGATGATGATGACGACTTCGGAGCCATGAAGGTCGAATACATAACCTTTGATACTCTTTTAACTCGTCAGGCGGAAGCGGTGAAGATGGGCTTCTCTCCGTTTGATAACATGGATAAAATCAAGGATGATAAAACGAGCATAAAAGAAGAAGAGACGAAACGCTTACAGAAAGACGCAGGATTTAAAGATGATGATGACCCAAAACTACAGCTTATTCATTATTATGGACTATACCCTGACGATAAAGACAAGGACGAGGACGGCAATCCAAGAAAGAAGCCGATGTGGATCACTTCTGTAAACAGGAAGTTCTTATTAAGAAAACGGCCTAATCCTTTCTGGCATAAGAAACCACCATTATTTCATATAGTATGGACAGAGGATGAGAAGCCGTCTTGGTTCGGTATAGGGTTGGCCCAGATAGGAAAAGAAGCGGAGTTAAGGGCGAATGAGAATGTAAATATAAGAACGGATATGAAGAAGAAACTAGTAAAAGGCAGGACTTATTATAACAGAGCTGATAAAAAGATTAAAAAGACGGAGCTTTCCAAAAACTATCCAGGGCAGTATATAGGATGTGCAGATGTGAATAATTTTAAACCTGAGATAGTCCAGCCTCTTTCAGCGGATGATTACAAGGAAGAAGAAACGGCTGTAAATGATTTCAGGGAAGTAACTGGTGCGACTGCTTCCTTATCTCCTACTGAGGATATCTCTCAACAGCACAAGACTAAAGGAGGAATGCAGTTACTACTCTCTCAAGCTGTCCAGAAACTAAGGCCAGACCTTTTAATGATGGAGATAATGGGGATTAGACGTATGGCTAATAGAGCCTTTATTTTAACGATGCAGTATTTCTCTGAGCCCAAGATGATTAAGTTAATGGCTTCCCAGGATGAAAAGAGACGGCTTAGATTAGGTGATTTATATTCCTTAACCCCAGGAGAGATAAAACAAAATGTAAACTTCGTATGCACAGGGCTTTCAGAAAGCTTGGAAAAGATAGAGAAGATAGAAAAGTTATTACGCTTTGCGGAAATATCAGCAAAAATACCACCCTTACAGGCAATCGTGAATTATCAGGGAATAGGTAAACAGGTCGCTTTGTACTTAGGGTTTGAGAATATAGAGGATTTAATTATGATGGGAGAAGGTAACCCGTTAGAAGCAATGGGCCCTCCTCAAGGACAAGGTATGCCTCCAGGGCCACAGGGGCCTCAAGGTATGCCACAGGGACAACCTCCACCAATAGGTCAAGGGGCTCCCTAACAGAAGGAGTTTATCATGCCTTACAAAGATCCAGAGAACGTAGATCCAAACGTACCAAAAGAACCTGTAACACCAGTAGCACCAGTAGAACCAATAGCACCTGTAGTGCCTGTAGTACCACAACCAAGTGTTTATAATGAACTGGCTACAAAAAAAGGCTTTAAATCGCAAGATGACTTTGCTAAGAATTATACAGAATTAGAGCAAGACCGTTCACGAAAGGACAATGCTTTTAACTCAGCCAAGCAAGGGGTAGAACAGCAATCCAATGGAGCATTGACTTTAGATGAAAAAGGTAATGTTGTTTCTACGGGTCAACAACCTACTCAATCAACAGGACAACCTCAGCCCTATGGACAGCCTCAACCTTATGGACAACAAGACCAACAAGGTGTATGGGATGAACAACAGGGGAAGTATGTAACAGACCCGACTGAAGTATATTTCGCTAAAAACAATACTCCTATATATCAAAGGCAGGTTATGATTTCTCAAGCCGTCATCTCTAACAATGAGAACTTACAACGTCAGGCTTTTCAAAGTGATAATGAAATACTGTCTCAGCCAGAGGCAAAAGGATTTGAGGATGATGTCAGAAAATATATGCAATCACAACCTATAAACGTCAGGGCGAATAAAGGGTCTTGGGAAACCGCGTTAAAAATAGTAAAAGGCACTAAATTCGATGAATTGAAAAAGACTATGGGGCAGGAGGCAGTGGATAAGTTCTTAAACAAGGCTTCTGTCCAGCCAGTTCCTTCGGCAGGCGGTGGCGGAGTTCCCGGCGGAACAGCTTTAACTCCTGACCAAGAACGGACATTCCAGTGGTATGTAGCAAACCAGCCTTCGATGTTTAAGGACAGGAAAGATTTTTCTGATAGTTTAGTGAGGGGTAAATGAGCGAATTACACCCATCTTCAACCGCAAGACACGGCTACAGACACACAGATGCCATTTATACAGGCTCTCATAGGGATATACAGCCCTTTAGGGCTTCAAGGATAGTCTGGTGTCGCCAATGCGGATTTAGGTGCAATTTAGATAGAGACGCAAGGGGAATAGGAGTATTTTCAGGAGAAACTTTAACAGACGGAAACGAAATAACAAATGGAGGATTTGAAAATTGGACGGCAGGAAGTCTTGATGACTGGACATCATCTGGCACTATAACAGAGGAAACCACGAACATTGATAAAGGAAGTATCAATGAAACACTGGGTTCTTCGAGTGCCAAAATAGTAAGGGCAGGGTCAGACGCATCTCTTAACCAAGCGATGGGTACCCCCTCTGATTTTAACAGTAATAGAATTTATATCAGGGCAAGGGTAAAAAGTACGGTGAAGGATATAGTAAGGTTGAGTATAGTAATAAATTCAACGACTTATTGTACATCGTACAATCGCGGGCAGCAGGTGTTTGAAGACATCTCAACCACTATAAAATGTCCAGCAACAGTAGCTTCCTTAACCATATATATACTTGCTGACTCCGAAGATGGTACTGTCTATGTGGACAATGTATCTCTTTTAAGGAGTGGTAACTCGACTACGGCGGCGTTTGCGGCAGGGTGCCCTCATTGTTTAAGTTACAATTATTATTGAGGACATTAAGTAAAACGAGCTGTTTTTAAGGAGGTTTACAATGAAACGATGTATGGATTATCAAGAAGGGTTAATATCCCTTCCGATTTACAGTTCAGGTTCCACACTGGTAGATGACCAAGTATTGATGTGGGGAAGAGATGGCATGACGCAGACAACGGGTACGCAGTTTAATGCGTTGATAACTGCTAATGATGAAGGTACTGATGCGTTTGCAGTATTAACCGACGCGCCGACAGCTCAAGCAAGCAATGTCCAGACACCCATTAGCTATCAGGGCAAGGTGGCACTTGTCGCAAATGATAAGATATGGCGGGTCTACTACGATATGGCTGCGGCTAATGATGTGGCTGTGTCAAGTTACACTTCGCCAGTCATCACTTGCGGTACATCTGACGAGGATTTGGATGGTTCCTGGATTTACATCAACACTGGCCCAGGTGCGGGAGAATTAAGGTATGCAAAGGCTGCTGCGTCGACTTCTTTCACGGCAAACACAGCTTTTACAGCTACTTTGACTTCTGTGTCTAATTTTATTTTAATTAGACACGTGGGGCTTCCAATAGGCGGTCATGTATTAGATAGTACTTTCTCAATGATGGCGACCGTTTTGGATTCAAGCAACACCAAAGGAATAGTTGTTTTAAAGAACTTCATGGAAGGCGCTGGAGGCTCATGGGAACTCGATATTACTAAGAACCCGCATTGTGAGATGGATGGACTATCAACTCGTGGTGTAAGGTTTTATAGTGATATTGTATTCATGGATTCAGCTTTCGGAGCATCAGGCCTTTAATAAGTAACGAGGGGGTGAATTAAATGTCAGTTCCAATTAGTGAACAAAATCTCAGCCAATTAGTCGAACCTGGGATTAGAAAAGTATTCTTTAATAGTTACGACGATGTAATAAGTAAGGAAGCGATGGTTCCCAGACTTTATAACATGATGGGAACTAATCGTTTGAACGAGTATACTCTTTCAATGTCAGCGATGGGGGGTTTTACTGATTTTGATGCAACAGGTCAGATTACCTATCGTGATGTTTCAGAAGGGTATAAGAAGACTTTCACGCAGAACGGATGGGCGAATGGTATCAGAATAACCAGAAAAATGATGAAGTACGATCTCTATGGCACAATGGAGAAGATTCCTTCTCAATTCGGCGCTTCAGGGGCGAGAACCCGTGAGGAACACGGGGCTTCCCCTTTCAATGGGGCTTTCGCTGGTACTTCTGGGCCTGATTCATTGCCACTCTGTTCAACAGCTCACACATCTCCAGTAACAGGTATCTCTACTCAATCCAATAAAGGAACAGATACTTTAAACAAGACGACTGTTTCTGCTGCCCGTTTAGCTATGAAAAAGTTTTATGGCTTAAATGGGGAAAGGATTGGCGTAAAAGGCGATTTAATCCTTGTTAATATGGACAAGGAACAGGCGGCATGGGAAATCATAAAGACTAAAGGCGAACCAGAGACTGATTCTAACAACCGTAACTTTCATTACGGTGCGTATAAATTGGTGGTCTGGGATGAATTAACGTCGACGTATGACTGGTTTAGTAAAATAGACCCACTATACATCAAAGATGGTGTAATGTATGTCAAAGATTGATTATAGTGAAAAATTGGGTGAATTGCTGGAAACCCCACCGATGAAAATCGAGGGCAATCAGCAGCCAAGATTGACTTATGAATTAATGCTTAAGATTGCGAAGTGTTTGGTAAAAAAATTCTCTAAGAGCTATTTCTTTTTCAGTAAGTGGGATTCCTTTTTGACAAGAAATTCTATTTTGAAAATCTATGGCTACCTTAGCTTGTTCTTTTTTACCATGAAGATAAGGAAAAATAAGCTTAAGAATATCTCTGGCTTGTCTTGCATGCCAATTGAAACGATAAGCAATTTTTCTTCTATCACCACTTGGCTTGATGATTCGAAATTGTTTGTTAAAAGATTTTGCAATAAAATCAATGGATGGTTTTTCAGACATTTGCAATTCCATCCAAAGAGTATAACGAATAGCTTTAAATTTTCCATAAGCTTTTCTTTTGCAAATTCTTACACAACCTTCTCCGTCAAACAAGCCAGCAAAATAAATAAGTTTATCCATAACTTATATTATAGCATTAATTCGTTAAATGTCAATAAGGTTCAGAGACTACCTGAGAGAAGTATACTTCTCTTAATAACAGGTTTAAGCGCCCGACTATTGAAGTTTAACAAGATGTCAATAGATGAGATAGTCCGTGCCAATAGGAATATTGGATAAACACGTTTCATAGATTCGCGCTTGATGAAGTTGAACCTTTTATGGTTTACAGGAGAGAAGATTACTCTTAACCGTGATACTGCCTTTAACACAATGGAAGCTCGCTTCTCTGCTTTCATGGAGTATACATATGGTTGGAGCGATTGGTGTTGGGTTTACGGCAACGACGCAACTTCATAAGGGGGTATAATATGAGAAAAATAATCGTATTTACGCTTCTTCTTATGTTTGTTGCGATGCCTGTATTTGCGGGGACAGACTGGGAGAAATTCGAGTCTGGCGGTGGTGCTGCTTTAAGACTTACTGGCTATCAGGGTCAACCTGCGTATATAGAGTTTCAGGATGGCGATGGAACCATTTTGGGATATTTATATTGGAATGAGACAGCTAATAAAGTCTATGTAATCACGCCTGACGAGTGGGATATGGATTATCCATTGGGAATTGTAAACTCTGCAATTACCACAAACATCGGTATACCGCTTAAAGATTATACAGGTTCAGGATTAAATCCATAACGGAGATTTGGGGAAGGCGAGGCAACTCGCCTTCTTCACTTTTATGAAGCGTATAATTATAACACTGATAATTTTATCAGGGATATTTCACTTTAAACTGATTGAAGGGACACGGTTCTATCCTGCTCAGTTTGCCTTCTTCGTGTTTTCAATGAGCGTGTTAGGAAGCTATCTTCTGTATAAAAAGAACAAATGGATAGGGTTTCTGGCGGGATTATTCGCAATCGGATTTTTAAAGACTTATCTTCTTCAGCAAACTGATTATATGTATCTATACAAGGAAACTATAATCGGAATGTCAATATTCGGGCTTTATTACATTATAAGAGAGATGAAGATTAAGCAGGATATTCTCAAATGGTTTATGATTCCAGTTATATTAAACATAATCCTTATTCTTATCCAGAAGTTTGACGGCGGAATAAGGTTTATTCCCGTAGGAGGTATTACTGGGTTTTTGGGAAATCCAAGCGTAACTTCCACATTTATAGTCTTATCTGCGCCGATATTTCTAAGGTATATGCCGAAGGCGTTTCCGCTTTTATTTTTTACAAGCATTATATGTGAATCGAGGGTTCCGTTTATAGCGTTAGTAATATCAAGTCTGGTTTATCTGTATTATACGAATATAAAGGTGTATAGGGTTTCAA